GGTGCTGGTGCTGTAGGTGCTGATGCTTCAGGTTCTAATGCTGGTAATGGTGGAGCTGGAACTGCTTCTTCAATAACAGGTTCTTCAGTAACAAGAGCTGGAGGCGGCGGAGGTGCTGCCTGGAATTCAGGATCTTCTGGGGGATCAGGAGGATCTGGTGGCGGCGGAGCCGGCACTAAAGGACCAAACGCACCAGCAGCAGGAAACGGCACAGACGGACTTGGCGGTGGCGGCGGTTCATCTGGATACGGACCTAGTGGAGGTCGAGAAGGAGGCAACGGAGGAAGTGGTGTTGTTATAATAAGAATTGCATCAGCAGATGCACCAGCATCTTTAGCTGTATCACCTGGAACAAATTCAATAGCTACTGATGGTGGCGATAAAGTTTGTACTTTTACTGTAGATGGAACATTAACACTGGCATAGAATTATGAAATTTTTTTGTAAATTAAAACCCTCAACAAAAGAAATATTACAAGTTAGAGTTATCGGTGATGATGTAGCTGGAGAAGATATGTCAGTACAAGGTGAACAACATTGTGCTAATACTTATGGTGGAGAATGGAAACAATGTTCTAAAGATGGTTCTTTTAGAAAATGGTATCCTGGAAAAGGTTGGTTTTATAGAGAGGATTTAGATGCATTTGTTGCACCGCAACCCTATCCAAGTTGGACATTAAACAACACAACATGTATATGGGAACCACCTACACCAAAACCTTTTGACCCTGAAAATCCAGCTGTATATAATTGGAACGAAGATACTCAAAGCTGGGATCAAATAACTTAAAATTGACATTTTAAATTTCTTGTCATATTATGTATCTATAAAAGATATAGATACAATGAATTTTATTAAACACACATACTATGCTTATTCTAAAGCATTACCTAAAAAAATATGTGAAGAAATAATTGACGAAGGTGAATCTAAACAATTAATGTTTTCATCTACATTTAAAGAAGCATTAAAAAAAAATAAAAAACATTATAGATCTATTAATAGTCTTAAAATTAGAAACTCTCACAATAGTTGGCTACAACCTTTTTGGATATATAAAGAAATAAAACCATATATAGAATCTTCTAACAGGTTAGGTGGGTGGAACTTTAATTATAATGTTATTGAAAATTTTCAATTTACAAAATACGAAGGAACTCAAAAACAACATTACACTTGGCATTCTGATAATGCGAGTTCTGATGAGGAAACAAAACAAGTTAGAAAATTATCAACCATAATTATGTTAAGTGATCCTAAAAATTTTAAAGGTGGAGACTTAGAGTTTTATGAATACGGCCCCCCTAAAATGAAAAATAAAATATTAAAAACAAATAATATAAAGCATCAAGGAACTATTATAACGTTTCCATCTTTTTTAATTCATAGAGTTCTTCCAGTAACAAAAGGTGTAAGATATAGTTTAGTTGTTTGGCATAAAGGTCCCCCTTTAAGATGAGTGTTAAGTTTCCTAAAGTATTAAATATAGAAAAATATTTTGTTAATCCTATTTGGATATCTCATCATGAAGATAAACTTTATTTAAACAAATTAAATAAAGTCTCTGATAAATATATTAATGAGTCTAAAAAAATAGATAGTAAAAAAACTGTTTTCCATTCTAAAAGTTTAATTAATATTCCTGAATTTAAAGAATTACAAAATTATATAATTGCTACTGCACAAAATTTATTAATAGAAATGGGCTATAATTTAAAAACCTTTGAAGTTTGTTGCACAGAACTTTGGGTGCAAGAATTTAATTTAAAAGGAGGAGGTCATCACAATGTTCACACACATTGGAATGGACATATTTCAGGTTTTTATTTTTTAAAAAGTTCTGACACAACTTCTAAACCTGTTTTTCATGATCCAAGACCAGGAGCAGTCATGAATTTATTACCTGAGTTGGATAAAACTAAAGTAACTTATTCAACATCTCAAGTAGAGTTTAAACCAAAACCAGGAACAATAATGTTTTTTCCATCTTATTTGCCTCACGAGTATACTGTAGACTTGAATAAAAAACCTTTCAGGTTTATTCATTTTAATTGTCAAGCACTTCCAAGAATATTAAAGGAGATAAAATGAAAACATATAAAATAGTACGTAATGCTTTAAAAGAAGATGTTTGTAAATTTTTAGAAATTTATTTTTTAGAAAAAGAAAAAGTAGCTCAACTGTATCTTACGACACAATTCATATCTAGATTTAATAAAGAATATGGAGGATTTAATGATCCTCAAGCACCAGGGGCATACTCTCTTTATGGATCTATAGCTGGAGATATAATTTTAAAACAATTAAAACCAAAAGTTGAGAAGATTACAAAAACTAAACTTTATGAAACATATTCATATATGAGAACTTATAACCAAGGAAATGAATTAAAAAAACATAAGGATAGATCTTCTTGTAAAATTTCTACTACCATAAATTTAGGTGGAGAAGAATGGCCAATTTTTATTCAAACAGATCCAAATCAAGGATCAGAAAATATAAGAAATAAAGATGAGATAATTGAAAATTATATACCTGGAACTAAAAAAGGCACTAAGATTATCTTAAAACAAGGAGACATGTTAGTCTACAAAGGGTTTGATTTGGAACACTGGAGAGAACCATTAAAAAAAGGTAGATGTTCTCAACTATTTTTACACTATGTTGATGTCAAAGATCCTGATGCACAAAACAAAAAATATGATGGCAGACACATGTTAGGCATAGATGTTTTAATTAGAAAAAAAATAAATGATTAAGGAGATAAAATGATAACACAATATGAACATGATAAGTTAAAAGAAAGAATAAAAGAATTAGAACAAATTCTTGAAGAAAAACAACTTCTGTTAAGATCAGAATTAGAAATGAATAAATTTTTAAAAACTCATGTTGAGTCTTTAAAAATTACTCTTAATACGATATCTGAAATTAATAAAACTATCACTCAAAAACTAGCTAAAGAAAGAGTTTTGTTTTATGATAAATTAAATAAATTTAATGAGTAGAGATAATTTTTTAGTTTTAGAAAGTAATAATTTTTTATCAATCAAACATAAAAAAATTATAAAAGAATTAATAGAAAAAGCAGAACTTCCTTTTTTTATGGGTCCTGCTTTTGGAAAAAATATTAATTATCCATATCTATGTCATACAATATTAAGAAGACCAGAAGATATAACAGAAACTAATTCTGTTTTTAATTCAAAATATTCAACGGAAACTAAATTTAATTCTAAATTTGCAGATATTTTTTTAGAATTTCTTTTTGCTTTTTGCGATAAAAATAAAATAAAAGTTAATAAAGTTTTTAGAATAGGAATTAATTTAACATTTAATATTGGTGTAGAAAGATGCCCGGTGCACTGCGATCATGATTTTGATCATAAACAATTAATTATCTATTTAACTAATCCTGATAAAAATGCTACAACCATTTTACTAAATAAAAAAAATAAAATAGTTTATGAGATTACTCCTAAAAAATATAAAGGAGTTGTGTTTGATAAATGTAATCATTACATGCGCTATCCTAAAAAAGGTGCTCGTATAATAGCCATTTATACGTTTGATTAAAATTAAAAAAACTTATATAACCAACAATTATGCTACAAAAAATAGGTTTTCAGCCCGGTATTAATAAACAACTTACACCCACAGGAGCAGAAGGTCAGTGGATAGATTGTGATAATGTTAGATTTAGATATGGTTCACCGGAAAAAATAGGAGGTTGGAATCAATTAGGTAATGTTAATGAGAATGAATTAACTGGAGCAGGGAGAGGATTACATCATTTTCTTAATAGTTCATCGCAAAGGTATGCAATCATAGGAACAAATAGAATCTTATACGCCTTTCAAGGTGGTGTATTTTATGACATACATCCTATTAAAACTACAACAACACTTACAAGTGCGTTTAGTACAACTAATGGATCCCCAACTGTTACAATAACTTTTTCAACAGCACACAATATTAATATAAATGACATAATATTATTAGATAACTTTACAACTATAACAGGATCTAATTTTGGCGCTTCTAATTTTGATGATAAAAAATTTATGGTAACCTCTGTTCCAACAGGAACAACTTTAACAATTACAATGCCTTCTAATGAATCAGGGTCTGGTGCAACAACATCAGGTGGAATAAGAGTTCAACATTATTATTCAATTGGACCTGCAGTTGAAGAATCAGCAGCTGGTTGGGGACTAGGAGCATGGGG